TGTTGTGTAAATGATAATCATTAGACCTTACATAAGACCTGATGGGATATATGTCAAGAGCTATTTTAGATAAGTTTTTATTTTCTCTTCGTAATAGCTTTGCTTTTCTTTTGGTAATGCCGATACCACTTCCTTCACCAGCTCCTGAAGGGAAGTTACCTGCTGCTGTAGCCCCTTAACCTTATTGTTGTATGAACGAGCTTTGTTCTCTGTTCGAACGAGATCGAGAGCGTCAAAATCTATTGCCATTGTTTTTCCTTTCCTAACAAACTTTACCCATTCGGTGTCCTTTGTCAAACAGAACTTTACCAGCGAAGCAGATCCCAGTGCACCCCCTGAGCTCACGCTGCTGGGGGGTCACCCAATGAACGAGAACGAGGAACGAGGTTTGTAATGGAACGAGAACGAGATCCTGAGCTGCAGGTCCCGTCACCAGGCCACGTTAACAAAGAGGTAAAATGTAACGTGGCCAGGAAACGAGAACGAGGATCACGCTGCCTGAGCTCCCAGCTCCTTCAGCAGGTGATGCTGGATGGTTGTCCATGGATACGGGAACGAGAACGAGGCAAACGAGACGAGGGAACGAGGATCAGTGAACACGGACACCGGTTTGTACAGTTTAAGAGTTCTCTCAGAGAGGGTCTTACCCAAGTTCTCATGAAGTATAAATACAGTTCCACCCGCTTTAACATATCGGTTAATCCAAACAATTTGCCACCGATTTAGTTTAGGAAAATTTGATTTATCAGATTTAAGTTCTATCCAAAATACTCCTTGTTTATGCACACCATGTACATCTGGAATACCATTGATTGAGCTAGATTCTATGCGAGTTAAAAAACATTGGTTAAGTCCAAGCTTTACCTTTTGCCAAAGCCTACTTTCCGGATTTTTTCCTGACATATCTAACTTAACTTTTTTATTTCTTTGATAACTGAATTAGGAATTATAGTTGTGTTGCCGATACTTTCAATATCTTTTCCATTGTCTGAAAATGAGTAATCTCCAAAGATTCTAGTAACACCTTTTGATTGACTTAACAGGTGACCTTTGGTGATGCAGGTGGCTAGATTAGATTTCTTTAATGCATCAAAACTTGTCCAGGCACTATCCGAGACAATATCAAACCATTCTACTGATACCATTGGATATTTATCTATTTCGCTTTTAGTCTTTTTAGGAATTGTTATCTTTTTTCTCATCAATTTTTACCTCTACCACACCAACCGATGTAAGCATCGTGTTATGTGTTTTGTTAAACAGTTTTATAAACTCAGACCAACTAGCTTTCTTCAATAACGTCTGTGACTTCAGCTTCAACTGTCTTGGCGTTGTATCCATCGATTTTTTCGGATAACTCTTTGAGTTTGCTTTCAAGTTCTTCACGTGACATACCCTCCAAACCACTTACTCTGACTTCTCTTTTATCAACGTAAGCACCGGCTAATTGACCAGATCTATATTCAGCATTAATAGCTGCTGCAAATTGTTCTTTCTCCTCTGATTTTTTGGATAGTCTATCTAATCTTTTAAATCTTCTGAGGTTGTCACTTTCATATTTTTTTAATTCTTGTTCAAATCTTTTATCGAAATATTTTGCAACATGAGGACTTGTCTTTCTTGACAATAATTGTGATGCAGTTGATTTAGCACTGTTCTCATCTTTACAATTATAACCAGCTCTTTGTAAAGCTTCGTGTTGTGTAATAGATCCCCAATCTTGAACTAAAATTTCTACAAACATTTTTTGTTTTGGAGTAAGATCTAAATCTGTTCTTAGCTCTTTCTTTTTTAATCCACCAGGCATGCTATCTTAATCTGTTTCTATCTCTTTTTGTAAGTTTTCTACCACCATGCATCCTAATACCAAACTTCACGTCTGTTTTTGCATCTGATCTTTTACCTGCACCTTTGATACCACTTCTCATTATTTCAATAATACTTCTGCCACCAGCTTTTCTATATTGCTTGTAACCATATTTAATTCCTTTTGTAAGTAATCCACCAACTAACATTTTATTAACAACTACACCACCTTGCGCTTTACGTCCAATTCTTTCTTTCATAAATTTTCTTACAGATTGTGATATGTCTTCTTGGATAGCTTCTCTTTGTTTTTTTGGTAATGTTATATTCATGCTTTTACCCCTTTTATCTGATGCATAAGCTTTACCGAAAATCTGTGGTCTCCCACCTGGAGTTCTATTTCTTTTAGCTCTTTCAATTCTTGAAATAAATCTTCTTCTTAAACCTGGCTTTGCTTTAATTTCAACAGCTGTTGTTAATTTAGTTCCTTTTATTTTTCTTTTGATATCAGATTTAACTAAATTATATGGAACAACTGGAGTTCCAACTTTCTTGGATCTTTTAACTTCTGCTTTATGTTTTTTGAAAGCTTTTCGAAAAGCCTCTTTGGCCATCTTACGACCTTCCTTTGTAGCTGCTATTTTTATTCCAAAAGATAATCCTTTTTTAATCATAATATTTTTATTATATAGATTTTTCAGACCTATGACTATAACCCCTAAGTCAACTGACAGCTGCTCCGCAAGAGTGGTGTATCCCAGATACACCATGGATACACCATAGATACACCATAAAAACGTACTTAAAGTATTGATATTACTACATTATTCTTCTTCGGATACACCAGATACACCACTATTACCCTCTGAGCACTTTTTTATTTTAATTACTCTAGAATATCTATATAGTAAAAATGTTTTATAAACATCTGCGGTCATCGGGAACATCAACTGGTTCGGTTTCCGGTGGCCGTTATCCATTATTCCTTGTCCATTTTCCCTAAATATGGTACTATTTTCACATGAACTTTCTTAGGTTCTTATTAGTTACTCCTGGGGTTTTCTATCTTGCTCTCTTGGTTACCCCAGGTAACTACCGTATTCACCCACCATGACTATTCACTCCTTTTTAAATTTTCTTTATCAATTCTTTTTTTAATCTCTCTTCTCTCTTCTTTAGAATCCGCCTCGCGATACAATCTATATAACTCTCTGTAATTCAACCAGTGAGTCTGCATCTTAGAAAATTTTATCTTTTTAAGTTTAATTAATTTAAAAAACTCTCCACGGATTAACTCTGGATCCATATCAGCTGCCCAACAAACATCCTGAAAGTCCTCGGAATTGCTATAAAACCATTTGTAGGCATCTTCTTTCCAATACGCTTCCTTCTTAAAACTGGAAATATTCATCACATCTTCCAACGCCTGGACAATGATAGCTTGGAATAATCGTTGTTCACTTAAAGGTTTTTCCTTAATAAGTTCCATCGCCAACTTAATTCCCAAATTTTTTAACAAGTTTGGTGAGCAAATCACTAAATTTTTTAACCTCTCGTTTAGGATATTTACGGTGCTTTGCTATATGATACTGATCAGATATTAAATCTAAAAAACTATTACGCTCCATCGGATCCATTTCCGCAGCGTATTCAATAGTTTCTTGAGTTAATTTTCTAGAAGTTTTGTATTCCATTTGCATAACCACGATGCGGGAAAAGATATGGATTGGGATATGACACCGTGGCTATACATTTTTAACAACCAGCTTGAGTCCAGCAGCTTCCGCTGCCTTCTTCCTACCTGATCGCCATCTGTCCTCGATTTTATCGAGAAAAGAAAGACTGAAATTTCCTAAACCAAAGTCATTTCCACAATACAACTGAAACATCAAACTAGTTAACTCATCATAAGTTTTTTTATTTGGACACACCATCACTAGCTTGTCCAATGCCTCATTCAATGCTTCTTCACTGCTCTTTTTTACAGCTTTACCCACAAAATATCCTTTTAATTAAAGTTAATTTTATGATTCGTTGTTCGGTGAAAATAAAGTGTTTTGAAAGCCCCACTTATTTCATTTAGGCTTAGGAATACGTTCTTGATTAATAAGTGATTATGATTTTGATTGCAAGTTATAATTTAAAATAAAAAGGTGGGTCAAGTCTCCCTGACCCACCTCCAACTGATCAGCTTATTTACCGTTGACTAGCTTCCGCCCCTCACCGAGTAAAATTTGTTTCATCTGTTCGTAAGTTTTACCCTCTTTTTTAGCTATCTTACGAATCTCGTCATCGACTAATTTAGCAATCATTGAGCCAGGCCTTCTAAAACCTTGCTTCCCCATGGCCCTAATAATTGTATATGATTCGATGTCTACTGCACATGACTTCCATCTTTCTATGTCCATAACCAAACTCCTATTTCTCTTGATACTCTTTAGTTTTATAAAACTCAACTAAATTTATTTTATTTTTTTGAGTCAGTCCTGCATTATAAATACGTTCTATAATTGCAATGTAATCAGCAGTGGATGTACCCGTTAAGAACCATGAAGACTTGCTCTTACAAGCAGTTTTAAATCTTCGATGATCGAACTTAGGATGTTTATCCGCTACAATGTATGACACCACCATGGAACGTTTGAACCGTTTGTTTTTAGTGGACTCCATACCATAGAAGTATTTTTTCAGCTGCATCAATTGAGATCCAATACGATCAGCATGTTCAATACCTCCTGCAGGAATTACAAACCGTCCTGTTTTAAAATCATTACTGATTCTTGACCACAGTGAAGTTTGTTTTAATAAAAGAACTACCATCTCTGCAACATTAATTCCGTACTGTTGCATTTTGTTTCTACAAATTCTGTAGTCCATTTTATTTCTGGCACAGTGTTGATCTAAATAATTTTCCAAAGACCAATTCTTACGACCAGTGTTTAGTCTTGCTACATCTAATGGATCATCAGAGTCCATAAA